TGAATCTGGGCATGTTATTAAACCAACAAATGGTTGGTATTGTAAAGTTGATAAAGAAACTGGAGAAATGGGCGATAAGAAACGCCTTGCTGATACCATGAATGAAGAATTTTGGGGTGAAATTTTAGCGAATGAAGACTTCAAAGATTTTGTGAGGAAGAAATATGAAATCTCTTACGGAAACATTATGGGGCAAAATGATGTTTTGGAAGAAACCGAAGAAGTTTAAAGAGTCCGTAGATTTTAAACTTCACGACTTTGAAGATACAGATTTAACTGGCATAGAAATCCTCCGGGGTGACTATGCTGGTGTTGTATACTATTATACCTATGCATCTGTAACAGAGGAACTTAACATGGCTAAACTTAAGTTTGGTTACCATGTGGTTAATTTGATGAAATATGACAAGGATGCATTGACAGAAGATGCAACTTTTGTTACAATGTTAGGTGACATACTAACAGAATTAATTTTAACGGAAAAACAAATTGAACCGACTAGAACTCTCTATTCTGAAGAATCTGATATATAATGATGAATACGCACGTAAGGTATTGCCATTCATTCAAACAGAATATTTCTCAGATAACAATGAACGAACCATCTACAATGAGATAAAAGAATTTGTAGAAAAATACAAAAATCTTCCAACTTATGAAGCACTGGTGATTAACTTTACTGAGAGCAAGAAACTCACCGAAGAACAGGTTCGCAACTCAATCCAAATTTTGAGTGATATCAAAGCGAACAAAGATGATCCAACTGATATTCAATGGTTGACTGAACACACCGAAAAGTTTTGCCAAGATAAAGCATTGTATAATGCAATCATGGAATCAGTTACGATTCTTGATGATAAGTTTGGTACCAAAGCAAAAGGTGAAATTCCAAAGATTCTTTCTGATGCTCTTGGTGTTTCATTTGACAGAAATGTTGGTCACGATTACATAAATGATTATGAAGAACGATTTGAATTTTACCATCGCAAAGAAGAACGAGTCCCCTTTGATTTGGATTTCTTTAACAAAATCACAAAAGGTGGTCTACCTAACAAGACGCTTAATATCGCTCTTGCTGGAACTGGCGTGGGAAAAAGTTTGTTCATGTGCCACATGGCTTCAGGCTGTATATCACAAGGCTTTGACGTTCTTTATATCACCATGGAAATGGCTGAGGAAAAGATTGCGGAACGCATTGATGCGAACCTTCTGAATATTAAACTTGATGACTTGCATTTGATAAGCAAAGAAGATTATGAAAAACGCTTTCAAGGTGTGAAAAACAAAACACAAGGCAAACTAATCATCAAAGAGTATCCAACTGCAAGTGCAAGTTCTATGCACTTCAGGTCTTTGTTGAATGAATTGCAATTGAAAAAGAGTTTTCGCCCAAAGATTATCTTCATTGACTATCTGAATATTTGTTCTTCATCTAGGTTGAAACAAGGTGCGAATGTAAATTCATACACTTATGTTAAAGCTATTGCAGAAGAATTGCGTGGTCTTGCTGTAGAATTTAATGTGCCAGTTGTTTCAGCTACACAAACAACAAGGTCGGGTTTCAGTAATTCCGATGTTGACTTGACTGATACCTCAGAATCTTTTGGTTTGCCAGCGACTGCTGACTTTATGTTTGCGTTAATCAACACGGAAGAATTGGAACAACTGAATCAAATCATGGTGAAACAGTTGAAAAATCGCTATAATGATCCTAGTTCAAACAAGAAGTTTGTTATTGGTGTTGATAGGGCTAAAATGAAACTGTATGATGTTGAAGATTCAGCGCAGTCTATAGTTGATTCTGGTCAGATTCCAGATGATAAGCCACTGAATACTTTTGGTAATCGTGAGAGAAAGTTCAATTCCAAGTTTGAAGGTGTGCGTGTATAAATACTCTATAAACAGGAGTACAAATGGCAGGCGCATCCGCAGAACGACAAGAATCAGGTGTTGTTAAAAAAATTAACGATGCTTTTAAGAAAAATAAGAAAAATCCAATAACTGTTGTCGCCGGCAAAACTGTATTAGCTGGAGTAGTCGGGGCAGAAAAATATACTGGCAGACAAGCTGGTGGATCTGAACCATATACTGATGTGGTAATATTTCTTACTAGAAAAGGTAAAGAGGTCACAGCGAATTGTTCCCTAAAAGGTGAGTCTGCTCCATCTCTAGCTGGAGGTGGACTTAAAGGTCTAGAACTTGCAGTGCCTGGTATTGCTAAAAAATTTATGCAAGCCGCTTTTAAGGACTTAACTACAAAAAAGAAGTTGAAGCCTGGCGATAAAGTTCCTGATGTATTTGGCAAAATATCATCAAAGGATAAATTAAAGATTGTTATAGGTAACAAAGCAATGGGTGGACCAATTGATTTTATGTATATTGGTCCCATGGATGTTTCTGGAACATATGATGAAAAAAAGAATATTTTGAAATTGAATGGTGCATTAACAATGGCTGATGAATATGCTAAAACGCATGATTTATATTTTAGATTAAGAGCAAGACGGGAAGACCAGAGATTTGATCCTGATGCTAAAGATGCCGATGGTACGCCAAAAATATATGGTAAATCACCATCAAGAGGCGATAGTGCTGGTCGTATTGTTGTAACTGATAAAGTTCCTTCCACTGGCGTAATAGTAACACTATGAAATTCACAGAATTCTTAACAGAAGGCGTAAAGAAAGAAGGCGCCAATCTTCATCTTGAACACATTGAGGATGAAGTATTAAATCGTGGCGTTGCTGGCGCAAGAGATGCGATTGCATTCCTTCGTTCCTTGCGTGATATGCTTGCTGGTCACGCAGAATCAAAAGTAAACATAACTACAAAATGGGATGGTGCACCAGCTGTGTTTGCTGGTATCAATCCAGACAATGGCAAATTCTTTGTTGGCACTAAAGGCGTCTTCAACGTAAATCCAAAACTGAATTACACAGATGCTGATATTGACAACAATCATCCATCAGAAGGATTGAATGCTAAACTAAAAGTTGCTTTGCGATATCTACCAAAACTGGGAATCACTGGCGTTCTTCAAGGTGATATGATGTTTGCTAAAGGAGACTTGAAGAAGCAAAGTATTGAAGGCGAATCATACATTACATTTCAACCAAACACAATCGTGTATGCTGTGCCTAGTGATAGCGCATTAGCAAGAAGTATGCTATCTGCTCAAATGGGTATTGTATTTCATACTTCATACACAGGTAAAACTTTCAATGATATGAAAGCATCTTTCAACATTGATATCAATCACTTGAAAGCAACCAAAGATGTTTGGTTCCGTGATGCTTACTTTGTTGACGCATCTGGTACTGCATCTTTTACCGAACAAGAAACTAAAGATGCTACATACTTGCTTTCACAAGCTGGTACGATATTTCAGAAACTAAACTCAATGACATTGAATAGAATTTCCGCATCGGAGAATCTTCTTGTTCAAATTAAGACTTTCAACAATACCAAAGTGCGTGAAGGTCAAGCAATTAAAGATACTTATAAACATACACAAGAATTGATTAAGTGGGTTGAAGCTAAACTTAACAAAGAAATTCTTGATGCTAAAAAAGCAGAGACAAAATTGAAACGCCAAGCAGAGAAGAATGAGATTATGCGGTTCTATCGCAACAATGCAAGCGAATTGAAAAACATATTTGACTTAATGAACATGCTTGTAGATTCAAAGAACATGATTGTGAAGAAGTTGCAAGGTATGAAACAAGTTACCAATACATTCTTACGCACAGATGATGGTTTTAAGATTACAAATCCAGAAGGCTTTGTGGCGGTAGATAAACTAAAAGGCAATGCAGTTAAGTTGATTGATAGATTAGAGTTTGCACATGCTAACTTCAATGCCGCAAAGAATTGGAGCAAGTAATGAATAATTTTAAAGCACAAACAAAAATAAATGAAGCATCTTATGCTGGTAACATTGGCATCATGGAGTTAATTAAGTTCAAACAAAAAGCAACTCCAGAGCAAAAGAAAAAGTTTGATGAATACCTTGCACAAAAGAAAACAAAAGAAGTTTGGGAACTTGTGCAGAAAGTAACTGGAGTGCAACTACATAAAAGTGTACAAGAAGAAAAGAAAGTACCTGATGCTGACATTTTACCACCAGCTGGCGCAGGTAATGATGGCACTTCTATCTTGGCAAAGAAATACAAGAAAGACACACCAGGTCAGTAAGACAGATATATATTATTAAGGAGTTTATTATGAAAGATTTGATTATCGGTGCAAGTACCGGATATACTTGGGACACTTTAAAGTATTGGGTTAACTCAATCAATCAGAGTGGTTTTGATGGTGACAAGGTTCTAGTCCTTATGAATTGTGACCGCGAGACTACAATAAAAGTAGCTGACGCAGGTTTCACAATTATAGGATTTGAACAAGATGCACAAGGCAATCTTGTGTATAAGCATGAAGGAATACCTGTTCATGTTGAGAGATTCATCCACATCTATGAACATCTATGCCGAACAGATTATCGGTATGTTATTACCACTGACGTTAAAGATGTTATCTTCCAGAAAAATCCAATTAAGTTTATTGAAGAAAACATTGGCGACAAGAATCTAATGTTTGCTTCCGAAAGCATTCTGTATAAAGATGAAGCATGGGGCAATCAAAATTTGCTTGAGACTTATGGTAAATACATCTATGATAAATTCAAAGATAATGAAATCTACAACGTTGGTGTTCTAGCAGGTACTGGTTCAGCTATGCGTGATTTGTGTATCAACATCTTTACGGCTGCTATCAATCGCCCAATTCCAATCTGTGACCAATCTACATTCAACTTTATGATTTCACAGCATCCATACACAGACACATCACTCTACATGAAATCGGAAGATGGTTGGGCTTGTCAACTTGGTACGACTGGCGATCCAAGTAAGATTGAACAATTCAAGCCACATCTATTAGAGAAGACACCAATCTTTGAAGATGGCAAAGTATGGACAAGTCATGGACATGAATTCACTATTGTTCACCAGTATGATAGAGTTCCAGAATGGCGCAAAGTAATTGAGAAGACATATGGTTGATGGTATCTTTTTCATTTCTTCGGCCTTAAACGTAAAGCAATTATCTGTTTTCTCAAATGAGGAAAGATATCAGCAGACGGTAAACACAATCAAGTCTATTGACAAGATGTGCCCAAACAATGTAAAATACATGTTTGATACATCGTATCAGATACCAGAAGCAAGTTATCTTCAAGGCATGCATGATTTAGGTGTTAAGTTTTTATGGACTGGTTGGAATGACCAAATACAAAGATTATCTGAACAAGGTCAAAGAAGTTTGGCTGAAACTGTAGGCTTCATTGCAATGCTTGATAAGTTTTATACTGAAAAGGTAGAAAGCAAGAGAATTTACAAAGTCTCTGGTCGTTATTGTCTAAACGATAACTTCACCGTGGACCAAGAAGACTTCAAAGATTCTTTTGTATTTCTACCAACAGTTGATTCGTGGATGTCCAAACAACATCAAGAACATGCTGGAGTGGATAGAATATTTGAGTTGAGATTGTGGCATATGGACTACAATTTGCTTGACATTTTTAGAAAAGAGTTATATAATATACTTAATGATATGGTGAAATACAATATTGATGTTGAGCATTCTTATTACAAGAATCTAAACAAATACAAGTGGACAACAGTTAAACCTATAGGACTAGAAGGTGTTATCGCACCAACAGGAGCAATTATTAATGAGTAAAAATGTTTTGATTAC